GCCAGACCGCGCGGGTTCAGGATGAGCATCGACACCATCTCGTCGAACACCCAGCCCTTCCAGAAGCTCTCGACCCGGTGGTTTTCCTCGACATCCAAGCTGTACAAAACCGGGAAAACGCCCAGGAACTGGGGGTCCGGCGTGAGGAACGTCTGCCCCTGCGGGATGACGATCGAGCGCTGGATCTGGAACTCGCCGAACGAGGTGATGGTCTCACCCGCGACGACCCTGTCCTTGAACGCCCAACCGGTTTGATTGATGTCCCACCGGTACATGTCCCGGTAGTCCATCGGGTTGATCAGGATCCGGCTGGACTGCAGCTCGTGCATGTCCGTCATGGAGACGGCCGAGTACAGCGAGCCCGGGGTCAGGTAGCCCGACGCCTCGTTGATGACGTGGTTCGGGGTGACCGTGTGGTCGCTCCGGCCCGCGTAGTCGGAGATCGCGGCCTGCAGGATGGTGACGAGCCTGCTGTCCTCCTGCTTGAGGATGGCCTGCTTGGTCTCGTCCTGGGCCTGCTCGACTGCGTTGATGCGCAGGTAGAGCAGGTCTTCCTTGCGGATCGCCGGGCGGCTCGCGATGCGGAAGAAGCGCACCTGGATGCGCTTGCCCTCGAAGGGCGTGATCCGGACTTCGCCGTCCGTGCCGGACATGATGTACGCCTGTCCGAGGTCATCCCAGACGTCGTACTCGACCGGCGTACCAGGGGTGCACGGGTCCTCGACGAGGACGTTGCGCGTGATGCCCTGGTAGCGCAGCTTGAGCTGGATGGGGCCGATCATGCCCACGCCAAGGCGCTTGATGCCATTGACGGAGTCGGAGGCGACGGCCTGGAGGCGCTGGCGCTTGGCCTCGAAGGAGAGCGGCTGATTGCCACGCGACTCACGCCGGGCGAGGATCTCGGCGACGTAGTCGTCCGACTTCTTCGCGGTGCGGACGTGTCCCGTGGCGGCGGGCGCTGCGGTCATGGTGAGTTGAGTCCTCTCGCTCGGCTCAGGCGCGTTAGCGCAGGCCGCCGATGGTGATCTTGGACGGGGAGTTGACCTTGAGCAGGCGGCCGACCGCGATCGTCGAGATGGCGGTTGCGACAGCGCCGTTCGTGGCGAGCGCGAGCTTGCCTCGGCCGGTACCGGCGGTGATCGCGTAGACGAGCTTCTCGGTGGTCGCGGTGGGCTCGGTCCACGCCTGGGTGTCGTCGAACGCCGGGGCCAGGACCTCGAACTGCGCGTCCGAGCCGAGGATCCAGACGGAGGTGGCGTTGACGCCGACGTCCAGCAGCGGGTCGAAGCCGTCGCCGCCGACGTAGTCACCGGCGAGGCCGTACGGGATGCCGGAGGCGCCGATGAGGCTGACGGTCTCTCCGGCCGTCTGCGACAGCACCATGCCGGGGTAGATCGGGATGCTGCGGTCCCACGCCGGGTCCAGGAACACAGACGCGGGGGTTGCCTGGGTCCAGGCGTAAAGCGGGCGCAGAGTGCGCTTGATGTGGGCCAGGTTTGCCCGCACGCGGATCATGTGTTCCGCCCTCCAGTGGGTCTCGGCTGGCCGCCGGGACCGGCAGGCCGTCTTCACCCCCTAGGCGCGGGCAATAGGGGGTGAGACAGTGCCCAACCGGAAGGAATTTCTGGAGACATGCAAAAGGGCCCGACGAAAGCCGTCGGGCCCTTCGCATTCAGCGGGTTACTCGAACAGGTCAGAAAGGCTCTCGTCACTGCCGACAGGGGCCGCCGAGGCCGTCGCCTGGGCCACCAGGGACGGCGCCACACGCTCCGCGCTGCGGGCCGCCACACGGGCGCCGGACGGCGCGGTACGGGCGGACGCAGCCTTCATGACGCGGTCCAGGGTGCCGATCTCACGGTTGATCAGCTCGTCGGTGAAGCTGGGGTCAGCCTCCAGGCGTGCGGACACGGTGAGGTCGTCACCAGAGGCGATACCGGCCTGGATCTGCAGACGTGCCAGCCGCAGGCACGCGTGCGTACGCGACGGGCCTCCGCTGGAACCGGCCATCTCGCCGGTGCCCACCGGGTTCTTGTTGGACTCGTTCGGGCTGATGGTCCAGGGGAACGCGGTGTCCCAGTTGGCCGCGTCGCCGACGCGGACGTCGGACTCGATACGGGTCGAGTCCAGCGGGATCTGACCGGTGTTGACACCGGAGACCGGCGAGGTGACGTCCTGCAGGTTCCCGTACGGCTCGGCCGGGAGCGTGCCGCCCGGGGTGAGCGCGGTGTCGGTCGCTGCGGCCGGAACACCGGAGGTGGAGTTGCCGGTCTGACCCGGGCTCCTGACGTCGTCGTTGGTCTCGGGGGTCGCGGCCTGCTCGGTCGACTCCGACGCAGCCTGCTCCGGCCCGTCAGGGAACGGCTGGGCCGGGTTGGCGATGTCGGCCGTCTTGGTCACCGGCCCGGCCAGGGCCGCGACTTCGTCGGTGACACCGGCCAGTCGGGCGATCAGCGCGATCTGCTGACCCTGGACGGCGATCTGAGCAGCCTGCACGGCCAGCCGCTTGCGCTGGTCATCGACGACGAGCTGCTGGGCCTGCAGTGCTGCCATGAGCGGTCGGCTCATACTGGGACTCCTTCTGAGGCGGGCTCACGGCGGCGGCCGTGGGCGTCTTCACTGCTTCAGCTCCACGGGGTGTGCTCGACAGCAGGCGCCTTCGAGAAGTTCGAGTTGATCTCGCCCGGGGTCAGGAGCTGGGACCGCTGGCAGCTCGGGCAGACGTCGCCGGAGACGATTCCGTCGCCCGCGCCGCCGGGGTTGCCCATGTCCTGGGTCTGCGGCGCCGTGGCGTCCGAACCGAACCCGCAGGACGGGCAGAACAGGTCCGGGACACCGTCGCCGGGCTGGCCGACCATCGGCGTAGGCATCCGGCCGTGCGGGGCCGCATCGTCGTCGCCCTGGCCGAGCTTGTCGTCCGGGGTGTCGGGCTCACCGGGATGGTCGGGCATGTCCGGCCCCGGCCAGAACGGCAGGCCCGTGTGGTCCTTGCCCCAGCCGGGCAGATCACGCGGACCGACCTGGCCTCCCTGGCCCGGGTCGATCATCTGCGGCTGGGCGTTGACGTTGCCGTCCGGGTCGATCTCGTCCGGCTGGATCATGCCGTCGCCGTTGCGGTCAGAGACGGCCGGGCCCGACTGCTGGGTGCCGTCGAGCGCCTGGTCGCCGAACGGGGACGGCGGCAGGCCGTTCTCGTCGAGCTGCTCGGGGTCGACCATCTGCGGGTCGCCCTCGTCCAGCGGCTGGCCGTCCGGGCCCAGCTGCTGCTCCTCGCCGGGCTGCTCGCCGTCCTGCTGCGGCATGCCGGTGCCGTCGTCGTTGACCCGCTGCAGCTCGCCGTTGTTGTCGATCAGCGAGGGGTCGACGATCTGCTTGCGCAGGTCGAGCTGCTTGGCCTTGTCCAGGTCCGGGTCACGGAACTGCTCCGGCGGGTTGATGAACCCGCAGATCTGGCACTGGATGCCGTCGAACGTGTCCTTGTCCCCGCAGACCGGGCAGTTCTCCTCGCGGAGCGTGTCGACGTCGGCAGGGGCCTTGATCTCCCCGTAGGCACGGACCCGGATTGATCCGTCCTCCTCGATGTCGTCAGCGTCCGCCAGCAGCTTGGAGACGTGGGAGTTGCCCTGCTCCTTCAGCTCCGGCGTGTGCTGGCCCGCGAAGTCCTTCCAGTGGCCCTTGATGTTCTCCTCGGCCTTGTTGCGCCCCGACCCCAGGTTCTTGGCGTTCGCGTTCGCGTTGGCCTGGTCCTCGCCGGTGTTGAGACGCTGGCGCACCAGCCAGGTCACGGCCTGCACCTGGTGCGCAGCGACCGGCTTGCCCTCCTTCTGAGAGATGGCAGCAGCCGCGTTGCGGTAGGTGTTGGCGGCGTGCTCGTAGTAGTGCCGCGCATGCTTGCCGCTGGCCGCGCCCGGGAACCCCTGGTGGGCATCGTTCTCGACGTCGGTGATCCGGCGCCCGGCCGCCACGGACAGGGCATGACGGTCCACCACCACCCGGCCGCTCAGCCTGGGTTCGGCACCGGACGCCTTCTCCTCGTCGGTCTGAGGCTCGTACCCGCCGTGCTCGATGAGGTGGGCGAAGTCCTGGGTCTTCGGAGCCTTCAGGACCGGCTGGTGGTGCTCGCCGTCCATGATGCGCTGCGCCTTGTCGGCGTGCATGCCCATGGTGACGGTGTGAGCGGGCTTGTCCGGGTCGTCCTTGAGCGGCCGGACGGCCGCGCCCCGGCGGAAGGAGTGGGCCGCGTTGAACATGTTCATCGGCCAGTTGGTGCGCGGGCTGTACGCCGACAGGACACCGGCGCCCTTGTGCGCGGCCTCCTCGTCGGACGTGATGCCCGGGTGCAGCTTGGCGATGGCCTTAGCGACGTGATGCGCGTCCGAGTACCAGCGCATGCCCGAGTCCTTCTCCTCTGGGGTGGCCTGGTCCCAGTGGTGGACGACGTGGTCGTGGTGCAGCGGGACCTGCTTGTACCAGGGGTGCTCACCGGCGGGCTCGTACGGCTGGCCGCGCTTCGGCTTCGGCGTGCCGTACTCATCCAGCTCGGGCTCGGCCGCCGTGGACGCGGCGGGCTTCTTCGGCGCGGCCGTCGCCTGCAGAGAGGCGGTACGGCGGCTGCCGAACAGCTTCTGCTGCTCCCACTGCGGCGCGGCCGGGGCGGGAGCCTGGATTCGCGTGCGGGACTTGGTCGTGCGCTGGCGCGGCGCGGGCTCGGCGCCGTGGTACGGGGCCTTGGCTCCGTCACTGAACGGAGTGCGCGGGTGCGGCGAGTGTGCGACGTAGGCGGGCACCGAGTCCATGCGCCGCTCGTACGCGGCCTGAGCGCGATGGTGGCCGTCGGCGACCTGGTAGACGCCGTGACGGTGTACCAGCACCAGCGGCGGCACCTTCTCCGGGTTCTCGGCGTAGCCCCGGCTGGCGCTCTCGACGCGGCCGTCGCCACCGCTGCGGTGCGCAAAGTCGATGTGGCGGGGGTTGACGTGCTGCAGGTGGAACTCAAGGTCGTGGACGCTCGAACCTTCCGCGTCCGGGTCCTCCGGCCGGTCGTGAGCGAGGTAGTTCGCGGCCTCGCCGATGCTCGGCCCGTCGGGGCTCGCGTCCTCGCCGTGGATCTCACGGTCACCGTAGACGTGCGGGTGCCGCGCGCCGATCTCGTCGTACGAGAACGGGCCGGTCGAGTTGGCCTGCGCCTGCAGGCCGTTGAGGCTCGGCTTCAGCGGCGCGAAGGGCTTCGCGTGGGTCACCGCGTCCTGGCGTCGCTGCGGGTCGTCCGGGGTCCCCTCGAACGGGACGTGCGGCACGGCGGGCTTGGAGTGCGCGGCAGGCTGGGAGGGCTTCGGTGTGGGTGCCTCGTCCGGGCCGTCGTCGTCGTCCTCCAGGCCGTCGTGGTCCTCGAACCGGGAGAAGTCCATGGCGGCCGTCTTCGAGGCGGCCCGGCCCAGGCCGGAGGCGTCCACGCCGAGGAAGTGCGCGGTGGGGTCGGCCGGGGGCTCGACCAGCACCGAGTTCTCGAAGAACCGCAGCCCGAAGCAGGTCTCACGGACCAGCTCTCCGACCTTCTTCCCGCCCGCCGTGGCGCGGAAGATCCGCTTGCCCTTCAGGTGCGGGATGTGGCTGCAGTAGTCGGCCGGGGTGCGGGCCTCGTTGCCGCAGGCGGAGCACACGGAGCGCTCGACGTCGCAGCCCATGGAGGTCCGGTCGACATCCCCGGCCAGGATCGCCCTGGCCAGCTTCGGGAACCGAGTGGCGTCGATCTCCATGAGGACCTCGGCCCATGTGTCCTGCGAGCCGTCCGGGTTGCGGTCCTTGTGGAGGGCGGCGTCGATGATGACACCCCGTGCACGCCGGTGGTTGTCGTTGACGTGGTTGACGAAGACCGGCTTGCCGACGAACGTCCGGTAGGACGCCTCGATCTCCTCGGCCGGAAATTCGTCAAAGTTGTCGTTGCACCTTGAGCTGATCGCCCTGCTGCGTACGTACAGGTAGCCGGGGCGCGCTTCGTACTGGAAGACCGCGCGGTGGGCCGACTTGGTGACGCGCTGCTGGTCGCCGAGCGACGCGGCGATGATCTGGGCCGTGGCGAACTTCAGCACACCGGGTCCTCCTGTGCGGGCGGCGGCGCGTGGTGCGCCCTCGCCCCTTCGGGAGGGTCAAGGCGTGACGAACAGGAAGACGCTGTTGCAGCCGTCGCTGGCAACAAGTTGGCGAAGGAGGTGTGTAGACCTCATGAAGCAGGGCAGCAGGTGGTCAGTCGATCGGCACAATGCGGGATACGCTCTCCCCTCGTCGTCACGCAGA